CCCGGAGGGAGTGGGTCCTACTTCTGCTGTCGACTTGTCGCAGCGTGGACACAGCGAGGTAACTATGCCATCTTCATTCCAGTCTTCCCATCCTGACTCTTGGTGGGCCGTAACTGGCTCCGTCAAGTTCAGGGCAAGGGACTGGGTGCGGACAGCTGGTTACTCTACTGTGCCAAAACCCGAGCTCCCGGTCAACCCTTACGCCGATACACAGGTCACTGCTGAGCAGCAACTGTGGAACGGCTGGGGGCGAATCCGTAAGAGCGACGGGGCGTCTCTACCACTGTACGGCCCGGGTTATCCCTATTACGCCCAAACGCTTCGAGAATGGCATGCTGCCAGGCTCGAGGACGCGGGTTGGGACGACCTTAAAGCCGCCATGGTGAATGAGACGATCCTGAAAGCGCTTGTCAAAACGTCTGAGGCGAAGGCGAACCTCCTGGTCTCCCTCAAGGAGGCCTCGAAAACGTCCGAGCTGATCCTTGGCACAGCCAACAAGCTGTTCAAGGCGTACGTAGCGTTCAAGCGCGGCAACTTTCGGGAAGTTGCCAGACTCCTTGACCTCAACCGCAAAACCGTGCATAACAGCTGGTTAGCGTACAAGTACGGTTGGACACCGTTACTCATGGAGGTGAAGGGGGCTGCTGAGTTTCTTGCTCAGCAGTCAGTGGGGCGACGCTCCGCGTGGACCGTAAGCGCCACCGAACTCGACAGCGTAGCTGAAGAGTGGGTGGTGCCTGACACGATCGTAGGCGTCCCATGGAACCAGACTGATACCCTCACGGGAGAAGTCAAGGTCCGTGTGAAGTTGTGGCTAGAGTTGACATCGCCACACTTTGCTGCCACGCAGCAGCTGGGAATCACAAACCCGTTGCTGTATGCTTGGGAGGTAATCCCTTTCTCGTTTGTTTTCGACTGGTTTATTTCAGTCGGCGACTACTTGACTGGGCTCACAGCCCTCCAGGGTGTGGAGGTCCGAAAGGCAATGGTCTCGATCGAGGAGAAGACCCGGTCGGTGCACACGAAGCCGTTCGTCCAACCGGACGACGGCACGTACGTGCATTCGATCGGGGGCCGAACCTCGACCTATGATCGGCGCAACTATGACCGATACCCCATCACTGTCAACCCTCTCTCGCTATATCCGCCGATCGCAAGATCGCAGGGGTCGTTCACCCGAATGATCTCTGCTCTGGCGTTAATGCGAGGACAGGCGCGCGGTTTCGAAAGAAGCGCGCGTTTGTAAACCTACCTTTCTGCCCAATTAAGGGCGTTAACTAGGAGATCAAAATGGCAGCAGCTGCCGATCTGACCCTGAAGAACGATGCCGACGCCAACGTCACCTTCAACGTGTATTCGGTCGAACCGGATGCCGTCGAGTGGGTGGAGAGTGGCGCGACGTCGATCCTCGGGATGTGCCGCGCCCGTCTGAGCCGCAAGGTTCCGGCGGACAAGGCGAACGGCGTCTACCGCATCGGGGGTAAGCTTGCGCTCCCCGTGGTCGACGGCGACGGCGTCCTCACGGGGACGATGACGTTCAACTTCGAGCTCCTGCGTCCCGCCCACCTGACGGCGACCACGGCGGACGAGGCCTACGCGCGCTTCAAAGCGTTCGTCGGCCAAGCCATCGTGAAGTCTGCCGCCCAGAACGGCGCGATTCCGACCTAAACCACCTGCCCTTCCCAGGGCCTCAAGGAGTACACATGTACAGCAATGAAGTTTTCTTCAAGCTTGGCGTCATGGACATCTGTGTCCGGCGCGTCACCTTGAACGGTGGCCCCGCCGTTCGCATCTACCAAGATGTGAATGGTGGGGAGTACTACATCCTGCTGGCGGAGATGAACTGCAGGCCACTTATGCCGCTTCTCGATGAGAAGCAGTTTCGGTGGTCAGCAGCGGGTCGCCTTCAGCTGGCGTGGTGGGCTGGTTCGCTCGCCACTGTAGTAAACGCAAATCCAGATCAATCTGATGAGTGGGCTCGCGGCCTGCTCGAGATCCTGGATCGGGCGGAATCTGAGTCCCGACACCTTCACGGGGGGAAAGATGTCTAAAGCAGAAGACCACGATTGGTCCATGCTGTCGGCGTCCGACTTCTCCGACGGGACTCTGGGTGCGCCTTCACGGCGTGCCCGGCTCAAGCTACCCAAAAGGCTCCGTGCCTTGAGGGGCTCCCTGGCTGCTACAGCAGGGAGCGTGTCAGTTGAGGGTAAAACCTTGCTGGCAGAGGTTGCAACGGATTTGTTTGTTGGCCTCGATACTCCGATTTCACTTAGTTGTGAGATCCTCCTTCGAAATGGTGAGTATGCAGAACTCCTGCAAAAAAACCGTGGACCCCCGGTCGTATAATGACCCTCAGCGGTTCCGGGACGACTACCAAGCCGTCTCGTTGCTGCGTAAGGTCCCCTACAGCGATGTAGGTTTCGACGCGGAAGCTACCGCGAAGCAGAAGTTTCGCGATGCAGAGGAGCAGTGTAAACGCACAAATGCTCGAATTCGAGCGTTCCTTGAGCACCCCGAAAGGGCCTCTAGGGTTGTACAACGGGCACACTGCCTGGCGATCGACCTGATCCGGAACGTTCTTGGTGACGGCGTGCGTGCGGTCGAGTGGCTCAACAGCTGTCGTTTCGGCCCGGGGGCGTTTAACCACCCCTCGGTGCGCGGACTCACGTCCATCTACGATAAGCTGCAAGTCCACCCTTCGGTCACACATGACTTTAGGGATACGGGGGCCAAGCTCGTGATGAGCTCGCCATCGTGGTCGAGGTCGCTGACTGACTCAGAGGATGAGGGGTTTTGGCCCTTTGTTACTCCTGATATGTTGACGGCTGAGATTGGCAACCGAGTAACCTTCGTACCGAAGACCGCCACGACGGAACGCGCAATCGCTGTGGAGCCCTTGATCAACGTCTACGCCCAACTCGGGCTGGGGACAATGATCCGGAGGCGCCTCAGCGCGTTCGCGTACCTTGACCTCGATGACCAGACTGTTAATCAGCAACTGGCTAAAGAGGGCTCGGTTCGTGGTTTCTTGTCGACGATAGACTTATCGAGTGCATCGGATACGGTGTCTCGGGAAGTTGTCCGCTCCCTCCTCCCGGAGGGGTGGTATACCGTCCTCGACCTCGTCCGCTGCAAAGTGGGTGAGTTAGATGGCGAGTATTTCGTTTACGAGAAGTTCTCCTCAATGGGGAATGGTTTCACGTTCGAGCTAGAGACGCTGCTGTTTTGGGCGTTATCGGTCTCGGCGTGCGTCATCACCGGCGCTCCAGAAATGGTAAGCGTCTACGGTGATGACATCATAGTTCCCTCCTCGACGTACGAAACCCTGGTGGAGATTCTCACATTCTACGGTTTCACGCTGAACCAGCGTAAGTCGTTTCGTGATGGCCCCTTCAGAGAATCGTGCGGAAAGGACTACTATGACGGATACGATGTCCGCCCCTTCCTCCAAGAGGAAGTACCTCAGACCCTTGACCAGGTCTTTACTCTTGCGAACGGCTTACGCCGGCTTGCTTCTCGTCGTAATCGCGGCCTTGGCTGCGATATGCGACTGGTGGCTGCCTGGCGGCGTTGTTTGCAAGCGATCCCTCGATCTCTTAGAGCTTGTTGTGCGGTACCTGCTCACGCAGGCGACGCCGACGGCTTGATCAGAGATTGGGATGAAGCGCAGGCCAGCCCATTCGTGATTCCCGCAAGGGGTTTCGGAGAAGGCTGGTTTTCGCTGAGGTTCGCACCGGTGATTCCAACACCGCCCAAAGCTAGTCACTTTGAGGGTGGGGCAGCTGCGCTGCTCTATCGTGCTCGGGAAGGATTCGGAGAAGACTACTCCCCTGCTGATCCAAGGCAGGGGCGGGACGTCAACTTCGAGTTACGGGACGGTGCCTTTTACGGCCCGTGGACTGAACTAGGACCCTGGGTTTAATTACCCTTCCTAGTCTTTCG